TCATGACCCTATCACCAACCGGTCGATAAATTTTTTGACCTGGTCGTCCGACTCAAATTTTCCATCAACCAACTCCACCAGGGCGACGACGTTGCGACCGTCGTGGCCAACATCGAGCAGGCTGATATCAACAGGATCGTCCTGGCAGCGCGTTTTCTTAAACCAGGCGCGCAGCATGGCCTCCATGACCTCGCGGCTAATCTTCCAGACGGCAGCGCGTGGATTCATCAGATCACACCTTTTTCCTTGGCCAACCACTCTGGTATAGCGACCTCGCAATCAACACCCTTCAACTTATTTAACTTCAACACCTGGCTTTTCGGGATCCAGATGTCATTGACTCCGTCAAAAAAACAGTAGGCCTTTTCTGTTTCGCGCTTCAACTCAGCATAAAATTCAACTTCAAACAATCCACCCTGGCGCATAGTCACAACCCTTTCGCTTCACGGATCCGGCGCATCGCGTCGGCGTCGACCCGCTCGAATTTGTCATGATCTATTTTTCGAAAAGCAGCGCCTCCACAAGCCTCGGTAGAATTGCGCTTTTTTTCGACCTGGCGGTCGGACTCATCCGCGATGTCGTAGACCATCGCCCGCAGGTATCCGTGGGATTTCAACGGGAGCTTTTTGGGCGGCTGCTCCACCAGGCGGTCCATCGCCTGCCCCCAGAAACGCGAATCGTTCGGTCTGGACGGGCGCCCCTCCCACTGGATGTGGCTCTCTTTAACCAGGCCCTGGAGCTCGGCCAGGTGGCGCAGGGCGGTCGACCATTTCAAGCCGCGCCCGGACGGCGGCCTAAACAGCGCCAAATATGGAAGCGACCGCCGGCTGACAGACTCAGGCAGTTCCGCCACGATCCGGAGCGCCTGGCGTGCCTCGGCGTCGTTAGACCAGGCGTCAGCCGAGCAGGCGGCGCCACAGGATGGGCAGACCAGCTTCATGGATTCACCACCTCCAACTCGCAGAACTTGCGATAAGCCTTTTCGAGGCGCTCGGCGTAGCGGTTCTTTTTATATAGCGGGCCGTTGTAAAAACGCGCGAAATCGTCCCAGCGCCGATCGCGCAGCTCATCGGCGAGGCCCTCATGGATGATGTACTGGACAAAGAGCTCGCCCTGCCTGCGCTCACTCTCACACATCCGGTTTACGAACTGCTGGACCGAAGCGCATCCAACCACCGGGAAATTGAAACCCATGATCTGGAACCGTCCCCAGCTGGCGGACATCAGCGCCGCCCGGCGGTCGAGAGCAATCGCAGCATCGAGGCGCTCGCGCTCAGCCACCCACGATCGGCCATAGAATTCAGTCGTCCATTTTGGGTAGCACAGCCGCGGATGCGACTCGGCGAACCGTCCCTTCGTATAGCGGAAAAATATATGGCCTTCGAAGAGGGTGACTGGGAATCCGTCCGGGCAAAAGCCGCCCCTGGGCGCCTCTACTTCGGCCACAGCCTTGACGGCCGCCACCTCGCAGCCGAGGAAGCGGGCGGCGTCGCGGAAATCACGTTCGGTCAAGAGCTGCTTCATTGCGGGCGGCTCCTTTCCTCAATAACCCATCGCAGGAATTCATTGCTGCCGATGTCGTTTTCGAAGACATCCTCAATCCTTGAGCGCTGCTTCGATCCGAACAGCAGGCCGACCACAAGGACCCCCAAGGTCGCGCCGATGAAAAGGCCGACAATCAAGCCCATCCAGAAATCCATGAAATGCCTCCATATTTCGGCTCGACCGCCGGGTTGTAGGTGAGCACACGAAAAATTCCAAACAACAAGATGACCCCGAAAACTATCATCCAAAAAAGCCGGGCATACCCAAGACCGTCGCGGGTCCTCATCGCGCCCCCTTGATCTCATAGGCGAAGATTTCCTTCTTTTTCCGCCGCGCGCCAAGGCTCTCCAACTCAGAATCCGTAAACTGGTCGATCGAATCCCAATCCGGCGCCTCGGCCACCTTGATCAGGTGCCGCAAGCCAGCGGCCTTCAGACTCGCCAGCATGGTCTTCACTTTGACCACGCGCTTCTGGATCGTCCGCAGTACCGCGCCGTTCTTGAGATCAACGCGCTCGGTGTCGGTGAACAGCTGCGCCTTATTATATCTGGCGATGCCGATCAGCTCGGCCTCGATCGCCTTCAGGTCCTCCTCGGCGCGAGCGATCTCCGGGTCGAACTGCGCCGCCGCGCGCTCGATCGCGGCCGCCCGGCACTTCCCCATTACCGCGATCGCGTTTTTCTTGGCGCCGATTTCGGCCAGCAAGTTGTTCAGCTGTTTGCGCACAGGGTCGGTTTCTTTTTTCATTCCATCGCCTCCAGGTCGAGCCGCAGCTGGCCCACGAGCTCGGGCAGGCTCACCTTGCGGATCCGCGCCTCGACCGACAGAATTTTAAGGGCGCGGTGGCGAAGCTTTCCGCAGTAGTCGGCGAGCTCGCTGGTGGTGCTCGCAATGTAATAGCCGCCGCCGACCCGCGCGGGATCGGAGCAGATCTGCTTTCCGTCGCGGCGCAGCTCCTCGATGAGCTTTCTCAACCGGCGGGTGTCGTTGATGCGGTGGTTCCAGGGCTCGCCGAAAACGGACTCGTAGAGCTCGCCCATGCCGATGATCTGGCTCTTGCCGACGTGGCCGATCAGGATCTCCAGCAGGCGGCCCTTCAGGAAACGCTTCTGCTCGTCGCTCATCTTGTCCCGGTCGTCAGCCATCTCGCCTCCGTCACTCTCCGTTTTGAAGTTGGGTTACGATCCCGGCCAGGGCCAGGGCGATGATTCCGAGCTCGCCATGCTCCTCTACCGCCGCGCTGATCTTGCGGAGACACTGTGCGATCTTGTCGCGGTCCTCGGGAGAACGTTGATCGATCACCTCCGTGTTCCCCGCGCGGGGTGAGACGCCGGGCTGAGATTACTTTGAAGCTCCATTCCCGTTTCAATCCACACCCCAGCGCGGGGAAAGCGCAGCCGGCAAACCTCACAGAAACTCGAACTGCTCATCCTGGTGGTCGAGCTGGGAGATCACCATCTGCTTGTCGATCGGCAAAAAGGCCTTGTCGCTAAGGCCCGGCAGATTGGCGAACATGGGCATCCGTCGCGACAGTAGAAGGGCCAGCGCCGGATCCACCTTGGCCTGCTCGGCGAGATACGCCTGGATGCCCTGCATGGTCAGGACATCCTTATCGACCACCCACTTGCGCACCTTCGCGATGGCCTTTTTCATGTCTTGCGCCTTGGCCCGCTTCGTGGCGACCGTAAGCAGGCTGGCATCGAGCAGCATGTCGTCCATCTGCTCCGGGGCCACACCCACCTGCTCCCCGATCGCGCAGATGACCGATCCCGCGTACTCGGGCTTCGCGCAGATCGGCGCGGCCGGCTTCTGGTATAGGCAGCCGCCCACGGCCAGCGTGGCGGCGACGATGCCGGCCAGGCAGGCGAAAATGAAAAGCAGGTCGTCCTTGTGCTCGCGCAGGTGACTGATCAATCTGGACATGGGTCTACCTCCTTGTTGTTGGTGGCTATGAGTTCGCGCAGGGCCTTGATGATCAAAGCATCTACAATCCCGGCGCAGTCGATGGTGATGACGATTTTCGATTCGATATCTCCTGAAATTCGAACCGGATCAGCAGCTGGAACTGACGGCCCACCGGGATCCGGAATTCTCTCTCTCTCTCTCTCTCTGCGGCGGATCGTCTGCCATCCGCTTCCGGCGCTGGCGCTCGGCATTGTACTTGTTGCGGCAGGGTTTGCACGTCGTGTCGGTGCCGTAGAACTCGCTCCGCTCCTTATTGGCTCCACAACGCTTGCAAATCTTGAACGGCATCTTGCCTCCTTTATGGCGTCTGATTCCGTGGACGACGCGCTGCCTTTGTATCGAAGCGGCGGTCCGTCCCATCGCCAGCGCCAGCTGCTCGTCCGTCATGGCCCGCGCGTTTTGCCTGATAAAGCCGATCTCCCGGCCGGTATAAATCCCCCTGGTCATGGGCCTCAGCGGCGAAACATGCTTCCGCGCCGAGGCCGTCCCCGACTCGACCAAAGCGGGACCCGCCGCCTCGGAGCTGGGGAAATGCCCGCCGAGGGCGCGAACGTAATCAAGGCGCAGTCCGCAGTGCAGGCACGCGGGGCCGTTCTTGTCGGCGCCGGCCAGAGCGCACGCGCGGCACGGATTTTTCAGCGCATGGTCAGCGTCTAAAATCATCGATCGTTTCGCGCACCTGGGCGTAGATTTCGGCGACCAGCGTCACCACGACCAACAACCCGATAACCACCAGGGACGGTCCGCTCAAAGCATTAAGGATTGCGATCAGTTCCTGCATGGCCTTCTCCTTACGCGCTTCAGCCATTCATCCCGGCTCATCACCGAGATGGCCCTTCCGTTGGTGTGGTCTATCTTAAGGACCAGCTGCAGGTCCGGGTGCCAGTAGATGGCCGGTTGGCAGCGCCAGGTGCCGCAGCGGTCGCGGAACTCAATGCAGTCGATGATCGGCGCCGAATCGTTCATGATGGTCCGGACCATTTCGATCCCCGGAACGCCACCCACGCGCTCTTCCCAGCGTTCCACGAAATGCGGTGAAAGCTCCTCCAGCCGCCGCCTCATCCCGCCTTTTTCCGCTGCCGCTGCTGGTGGTAGACCAGCATGGCCACCAGTTTGTGAAGGTTTTTCGCGTCCAGCCACGCCCACGTGTCCACGCCGAAGCGGCTCTTGGCGATGCCGTCCACGTAGGAGTCGGTCAGGTGCAGCTCGATGAGCAGCTTGCGCACCTTGCCGCGCAAGAGCTCGCGGGAGGTCTTGTGCTTGGCCGAGGCCCCCGCGAGCCGCCGGAACCCCATCTTCGCGAAATGCGCCATGACCGATTCGAACTTGACCTGGCTGAGCTGGGTCGAGCTCTGCACGCCGAAGCCCGAAAGAAGCGCACGGTACTCGTCTTCGGTCATGCCGGTCTTCTGCCGGGCCACGTGGATCAAGGCTTTCTGGCGGTTGGTGATCACGTCGGAACCTTGTAGCTGTTTGATGATTCAAGGTCAGCGAGCTTCCGGTCGTGACAAATGAAACTCGCCGCGTCTCCAGAATGGAGCCTCGGCCTCGGGTTCAACCATATGCCGATCGCCACCAGGTGCTCGCCCGCGCAGTGCGGGCAGTATTGCCTGGGCATCCGCACGATCGTGTTGCAGTTGACGCACATCAAAGCCTCTTCGAGAGGGATCTGGTCCATCGTCACTCCTCCATTCCGCCCACGGCGATCCGGGCGTCCACGAGCGCCTGGTAGGCCTCCATGTGGGCCTTGAGCGCCCGGTCGATGGCCGCGTTGGCGGCTTTCTTAAGCTCGCGCATATTGCGCAGGCGGTCGGCCTTGGCATCGTCTCCGGGCATCTCCACCCGGTCTGAAATCAGCTGGTACTCGCCCTCGATGCCGGCCTTCGTAGTGCGCCGCACGATCTCCTGGCGGGCGAGCGCCGCCAGCCACTCGCGCACGTACTCGATCTTGGCCCCGGAGTGCATGGCGAGGTAGCGGGCCGTCACCTTCTTCCTTGCCCGCAGCACCCGCCACATCACCTCGCGCTTCTCGAAGGCCCGTTCCGGCACCCCTTCGTAATGGTAGACGCCGGGCCGGGCCTTCTTCAGCTCCCCGCGTTCCACCATGTCGGAGATCGCCTGGTACAGGATGCGCTTCTCGCGGTCGAAGATCAGGTCCATGCGGTCCGCCACCGCCTGGGTGGTAACCTCCGCGCCGCCGGCGCCAAGCTCCTTTATGACCGCCCGCGCCCGCTCGGCGAAGCTCTCGTTGCGCCTCATGGGCTACTCCTTCGCCTGGCCGCGGCTTCTCAGCATCTCGCGGTCCACGATCCGGGCGATCTCGTCGGAAAGCTCGAAGGTCTCCTTGTGCTCGCAGTACTGGCTGGCCACCAGCATGAAGCGGTACACGTCGCGCCAGTTGCCCTGGCTGCGCTCGTGCACGAACTTCGCGACCGGCAGCCCCATCTTCAGCCCGCAGGAATCGGCGAAGAGCTTCGCCACGTCGTCCACCGCGATCGGCCCGAAGGCGAGCTGCTGATAGACCCGGCTCCACACCCGGCGGTTCATCTGGACCTTGCGCACCAGGCTCTCCTCGCCCACCAGCACCACGGCCGCGCCGGTCATGTCGGCCAGATCCCGCAGGATCTCCAGAAACTCGGCCGGCATCTTGTCGATCTCGTCAATGAAAAGCGGCGCCGGGGCCGCGATCAGCTTGTCCACGATCTCGGTGAAGAGCACCCCGCGCCGGCGCACCGGGTCAACCACCTTCAGCTCGCGGGCGAGCGCGAACAGAAAATCCGTGGGGGACCACACCTTGGCCAGGCGCAGGTAGTGGCTCGGGTTGTTGCCGTACCAGTTGTCCACGGCCGTGGTTTTGCCCAGGCCCGCCTGGCCGAAGACCACCCCGAAGCGCCCCTTGCCATCGCCCAGGGCCAGCCCGCCCATCATCAACTGGAAGTTCCGGACGTTCCGGGTATTGACAAAGGTTTCCTTGATCTGTATTCTCTTCATCGAACCTCCAATCTCTCCGTGTGTTTCAGGTTCATCTCTCCGGGGCGGGTGCTCGCAGCATCCGCCCCCTCCATTTCTCCCAGCACGATCGCGGCACAGGGGCCGCAAATCCCGTGACTGACCGGCCCGGCGGACGATCCTTCCGCCATCACGTACCCGCACCAGGCGCACAACGTCTTCATCTGGGCACACCTCCCATTTTCCTGTTCAGGCGCTTGAGCGCCTTTTCCAATTCGTCCAGGGCGATGTCGCCCCTGGCCTTCTGCGCCTCGTGGGACTTCCAGCGCGAAACGATCTCGGCGCAGAGCGCATCGAGCGCGTTCCTGGAGTCCCAGGCGATCCAGGCCGAAAACACGGAAATGCAAAGGCACGACAGCAGCGTCAAGGCGGTGAGCGTCTTCATGTCGCGGCCCCACGGTTGTCCATCGCGGCCGCGCGGGCCTTGAACCGGATCTCGTCGTAGTGGTCCTCGCGGCGCTTCCACTGCTCGGTCTGCTCGAAGTAGCGCATGAAGGCCCGCCACTGCTGGGGAATCAATATGTCGCGGCCCTCCAGCTCGGTCAGCTTCTCGTAGCGCAGCTCCTCGGAAAGCAGCGGCAGCGCGCGCCACATCTCCGGGCCGTCGTCAAGGATCGTCTCGGGCGCGATCGGCAGATCGGGCGCGGCGTCTTGCCGGCGGATACCGATTCCCATCTTCTCGCGCATCTGGCGCATGGCCTCCTCGGCCGCCTCCGCCTGCGCAAGATCCTCCCGCCGCTCGGCCTCGCGCGCCGCAGCTATCCCGGCGTCAAGCTGCTCCTTCGCCTCCCACTCCTCCTTCGATAGCGGCGGCGGCAGCCTACGGACCTTGCCGGAGACGGGTTCGGCCGCAACGTCCACGGCGCCGGCCGCGGCCGGGTCGAACCCGATCCGCTGCAGCTGCCGCCGGGTCTCGGGCAGAACCGTCTCCTGCACGAACTGCCGCGACCAGGAGGAGTCCCGCCGCTCCTGGTCCTTTTTCATCCGGATGTGCCGGTCGAGCTGGTCCCGGTCCTCATCGCTTCCCAAGTGCCAGGCGGCCGGGTGCAGCTTCCCCCGCGGCCGGGCCTCGCAGATGTACTCCCCGCGCTCGTCGAAGACGTAGATGGCCGACCGGTCCTGCAGGTCGTAGCGGATGGTCACCGCGTGCCGCCGCTCGGAAAGCGCCTCGTGCCAGTAGTGGCATCCGTTCAGAGAGATCCCGTTCCGCCCGATCGTGCGCGTGCCGTCGGCCATCATCAGGTAGAGCAGCGCCAGCCGGTCTATTCCGGGGCCGCGGCCGGCCTCGAAGACCTCCATCGGGGTCTTGCCGGGAAGGTAGGCGCCGGACTGCGGCCGGGTGTGGTACTGGTCGAGCCACGCGCCTATCGCCAGGTGCGCCTGCTCGAGCGTCGGCACGGCGCCTCCGGTCAGCGCCTCGTGCTGGCGGGCGTGGACCGGCTCGCCGCGCTTGAGGTAGGCGGGCTTTTTCTCGATGGAGGTTCCGGTGTAGGAGGGCGCCAGGCGCTCCAGCTCGGAGAAGGTCCCGAAGAAGCGCTCGATGGTTTTTGACTGCCCGTGGTAGGGCCAGGCGAAAACGGTCTCGATCCCGAGCCGGCCGAAAAGCCCGGTGAACCCGCACTGGGAAAGGTCCGCGCCGTTGAAGAAGCGGCTGGCGAACGCCTTGCCGTTGTCCATATAGGCGAGCTTCGGTATCTTCCCCAGGCGCAGGATGGCGCGGCGCAGGGCGGCGGCGATCGAGGCCGTGTCCTCGTTCGGCGTGATGTCCCAGCCGAGCAGAAAGGAGGAGCGCATGTCGAACCAGCCGATCAGGGTCATGCGCTTGGGCTTGCCGGTGTAGGGGTTTATGATCTCGAAATTAAGGCGATGCCCGTCGGCCACCAGGATATCGCCCACCTCGATCTTCTCCGGGTCGCGTTCGAGGTAGAGCGCGCACTGGTCGTTCCAGGAGGCCTTGCCCTCGCGGCTGAAGACCCACTTGCCGAAGTTCCTGCTGCGCCAGTGTTCGAGGAACCGGCGGTAGGTGCGCTCGGAGTGGCCGTTTTTTATCCCCTGGGCGGCCATCACCCCGTGCGCCATCCGGATCGCCTCGGAGATGTGCAGCGCGTTCGGGTGCAGGGAGCAGCAGACCAGGATGTCGCGCTGGTCCTTGGTCAGCCCCCGCAGTCCGCGCTTCCAGGCGCCACGGCGGTCGGACAGATCCGCTTCCGCCGGCGCCGCCTGCAGGCGCGAATGCCAGCGATCGAGCGTCTGCCAGGAGACCGTCCCCAGGATGTCGAATATCAATGGATAGGCAATGCCGCTGTTGTACCCGGCCACGAACTCCTCGCGCGCCCGGCTGCGGTTGCCCCGGCCCGCGGCCGCAAGGGCGGCGGCGTAGTGGGCCAGCAGATCGGCCTTGGCAAGCGCCGTGCGGGAGGGCGCCGGCGCGGTGATGGCCGGGATGTTTTCGGTCGCGACGATCTCGTTTGCACTGGACGCGCACGGTGCCTGCATAAGGTCAGCTCCGCTCCATCTCGGACAGGAACATCATTCGCTTGCGCTTTTCCTTCTGCTTCACCGAAATCTCCTCCTCGATCTTCCTGATCTCGGCCCTGAGCGCCGTCGGCCCCGGCAGCACGAATACCCCCATCAGCTCGGAGAGCAGCACGAGCGGCTCGGTCGATCCGACGGCCTCGCAGAAGGCGGGCAGGTAGATCGCGGGAAAGCGGTGGCTCTCCTTGGATTCGGCCGTCCAGGAATCCAGCTGGCTCTTGGTGATCTCCACCCCGCAAAGTTCGCTCATGCGGGCGGCCACGCCGAACCGGGAAAGCTTGCAGTGCTTGAGGGCGTCCGAAACCGTCTCGCGGAAGCGCCGGTCGATGTCGAGGGCCCCGGCCCGCGGGACGGCCTGCTCGCGCTCGGCCTGGCGGCGCTCCAGGTAGTCGAAGATCGTGATCTGGCGGGTGTCTATTTTTTGCTTGGAGATCGACATTGACTTGACCGTTAGAATTGGTCTAAAAATACAGTCGGGCGACCATTCATCACTTTGACTTCGGCTTCGAACCGAAGGCCTTGCTGCGCTTCGTCTTTGGCGCGGCAAGGTAGTACTCTGGAAAAACGTCATGAACAGGTTCGCCAACAACGTCTGCGACCGCTCGCATGATACGGTCGGAGACACCCAGGCGGTTGATCACTCGGAAAACGGTGGACGGTGAGACCCCCAGTTCCACGGCTATTTTCGATTGTGTGGATCCACTGGCCTTGATTTTCGCGATGATTTTTTTCGGCGTCATGGGTCTACTCCTTATTAATAGGCGGCCGCAGGATTTCGCGCAGACGTTCCCGGACCTTTGGCGATTCCAGGGCGCGCAGCACGATTGCGGCCTCTTCGGACGGACGGTCGTCGAAGTCGGGTCCGTCGCAGTGCTCGCAGTGCCAGTCGATCTCGGACTCGCCGAGGCCGGCCAGGCACTCCTTGAATTTGCGGCACCGTTCGTCGCGGGGCATGTTCAACCTCTTTCGAAGGAGGTGTTTGAATGCTGGATCCCAACGAGAAAGAGCTTTTGACCGGTATCTATGTTTCGCAAATGGTCATGCTTGCCACTCAGCTCCGCGAACAGTGGGAAGCAGAAAACAAGAAGATAGACGGTGAAGATTTTTTGAAGCTCGCTGTCCAAACGACGTTCGCCTTTCGCGAGCGGGTTCTTGGTTACCTGAAAGACCCGCGCTGATCTTTTGTGGGTGGGTTCACAGCGGGAATCCCATTGGGCCAAGCGCGTGGCTGAAATGCTCTTCGCACGCGGCCTTGTGGGCAACATACCGGCGCCCACTGGTTTGGACCGTGTGACAGTTGAGCATCAGACTCCGGGCTTCCTCTAGAGTGTGCAGCGCGCGGCCCATAGGCGCGCCGTCGAGCAGCTCGATGATCCGGAAGGCGATTTCGTTTTCCTGCTTGTCGGTGAGTTCCACCAGGTCCGGCCGGCGGGGGCAGTTGGTGCATGTCCAGCCGATGTTCTCGTCGACCTCGGCCTTGCATTTACCGAGGTCGGGGCAGCTGTCCTTCTGGCGCGCCGAGCGGGGGGCCTCGCCGCGTGCGAGCATTGTGGGCACCGGCTCAGGCGTGTGGCGGACATCGACCACGACCTTCACGGGCTGGGACTTGTTGAATTGGTTGTGGCGCTCGATGGCTTTCTTGCACTGGGCTTCCAGCGCTTCGATGCGCTCTAACAGGGTGGGCTTGGGGGATTCGGGTTGCGGCATTTTGGCTGGCATAGCGACCTCCTTATTAGATATCGCGAGGATCGATGATTCCGATCCCTGGGTGGCTGCATAAGATCAAGGGCCTATACACGGCCGTGGCCGCTGTCGTGGTGGTGGACTTCATCTGCTCGACCGCGCTGCTGCTTCGAGTTGGGATAGCAGCCGTTCTTCCAGTTGTCGGATTTCAGATCGTAGCTCTCGCAGCCGTTGGGTTTCTTGTGGTGATTGAGAGTTCGCGGCTGGCGGTTGAGAAAGAAAAAGAAGCATGGAAGTTGCTAATAGATCAGCACGAGCTAATGCGAACCATCGTAAAAACTCGGAGCAAGGAGTTCGAGCAGATACAAGAGCTAAAAATGGCAGAGCTGAAAGCGGTAACGCCAGAAGAGCCACAATGATCAGCAGGTACTCGGTTACGGGCATTTCGACCTCCCTTTGGAAATTTGCGGGTGGCATTTAGACCAATATTATTACGAACTATCGTAAAATGTCAAGAAAAAAAGACGCTATTTCGCGAGACTTTCCTGACCGCCTGGCACGTGTTATGGAATTGCTTGGGTTCGACAATAGGAAAAAGTCCGAATTTTCACGTAAAATAGGGATATCATCAGGCTATCTGGGTGATATTTTTAGCTTGCGAAGCGGACCTTCTTACCATATTATTCGCGGAATAACGTCAAACTTCCCGCAGGTGAATCTTCACTGGCTCCTCACCGGCGAAGGCGAGCCGATCGAACATCCGACTGAGCCGCCGGCGGACCCCGAGCGAGCCGATCTGCTCCGTATGGTTTCCGAGGTTTTGGACTCCGACGAAAGCTATGCCGCCTCGCTGACCGCGAACATACGCTCATTCCACGAGGCGATAACCACGGCCCGCGAGCTGGGGGTGATGAGGGGAGAGATCGCGGAGATCAAGAAAGCGATCCGGCTGACTGCGGGAAGAACCCGCGAGGGAGACCCACCCGAAAAAAAGGACGAATTGTTACAAAAGAGGGCAATCTCATCCGGGTAAGGTTCTGGCGGACTTAAGACTGGAGGTGTGCGCCAATGAATTTTTTTTGGGGCTTCGCCGCGTTTCTGCTGTTCGGGATCATTACCGGCATCGTTGGATCCAATAAGGGACGCAGCGGATTTGCCTGGTTTCTGTGCGGATTTCTCATCGGACCGTTGGGGCTGATCCTGGCCCTGGTAGTTTCAAAGCGGGTTCAGGGCGTGGAGAGGCAGGCGCTGCAAAGCGGGGAGATGAAAAAATGCCCATCCTGCGCTGAAATTATAAAACAGGAAGCGATCAAGTGCCGTTATTGCCAGACCGACCTGTCGGACATCGTGGCGGCCGAAAGAAAACAGCGCGAGGCGACGGAAAAGGCGGATGAGCGGGCCAAAAAGCAGATCGAGTTTGAAAGCAGGGTGATAGGGCTGATTCAAAAAACTTATGTAAAAAAGGACTGGGCGGCATGCCGAAAACACGCCCGGGAGTTGCTTGAGGAATACCCGGCCAGCGAGTATGCACATTTCTGCAAAGAAAGACTCAAGGAGATTGATGGTTTATAGTAAAAGCACTCCGAATCTACGCAGCATAAGCACCCGCGCATTTCTTACATCTTGATTCACACCTATTAATCAATTTCTAATTAGTAAATATTGAAGCAATACCACCTTTTGGGCACCCCCTTTTCGGATGCGCGCCATCCCGGTGCTTCCTCTGGGGGGGAGGGTTAGCCTTAAAATTTCTTGACAACCGGTTGTGTTTTTGCTTTAATTGTAAGCCGTAGCACCACCACAACCTATCCGACCGGGCCGATCGGCGCAGCGAAAAGCTGGCCACTTGTGATCGGTGGGGTCATTAAATCCGCCTCGGCTGTCATCCAGGGACAGTCGAGGTGTTTTTTTTGGCCCTTACCGGACGCGGATAATGCCGAGCCCCTCACCAAAAGCCACCGCCACCCTTTTCGCCCCCGCGGCCTATTGGCGCCTGCCGGAATCCGAGCGCGCCCGCATGGGCTGCGGGCCGGGGTATCTGGGGGATTTGATCGTCCCCGACACCATGTGGCTCCTCAGCGTAAAATCCGCCTGCTCCGTGCACGACTACATGTACCGGGTCGGCGAGGTCGAGTTCGACCGCGAGCTCGCCGACCGGGTCCTGCTCAACAACTGCGTGCGCATCATCACGGCCGGTTCTGTCAGCAAACTCTTGCTGCGCCTGCGTCTGCGTCGGGCGCGGACCTACTACTTTTTCGTCCGGGCGTTCGGCGGCCCCGCCTTCTGGCGCGGCAAGAACAAGTCCGGCGAAGAGATGGAGGTGGCCATATGCTAGCGATTTTCAGGACAAAGACCTTCTGGTCCGCGGTGGCCGGCATGGTCGTCGCCCTGGGCGGCTTCGCCACGGGCGAGGTGGATCTTGGCACGACGATCCAGACCATCACGACCGGCCTGGTCGGCATCTTCCTGCGCCAGGGCCTCATCACCTCGACGGGCGGCGGCAAATGAGCCCGGAGCAGATCGCGGCCCTGACCGCGCTCATAGGGGTGATGGAGCGGATGGCCAACTGGCCGTTCGCGTCGCTGTTTCTGGTGCTCGTGATCGGGCCGTACGTCATCCAGCTCATTTCGAATTTTCAAGTCCGCAAGGCGTTGGAGCGTCAGATCGCCATGTACGAGACCAACGTCGTGCTGGTCAAGAACTACGAGCGCCTCGCCGACGACCAGAAGGACATCATCACGCTGAACACCCAGGCCTGGATAGGGGTGCGCGACGCGATCGACCGCAACGAGTTCTGCCCGGTGATCCGCGGCCGGCGCACCACCCACCAGAGCATCCAGTACGACACGGACAAGCGAGGAGGGGATTGAGATGTCGTTCAACGACGAGCGCCTGAAGCACCAGGGGCGCCTGGCCGAGGCGGAGCTTGAGGCCAAGCGGGCGGCGATCGCCGCCAAGGGTCTGATCAACAGCCTTCGCAACCTGATCGACCCCTTCGAGGAGCTGGAGAACCTTTCCCCCGACATGATCGTGGATCAGGCCCTGCGGCTGGGCAACCTCCTGGCGCAGCACCGCGAGAAACAGTCCGAGGTCGCGGCCATCCGAAAAGCCCTGGGCAGGTGATCGATGGGCGCCGAGATCGACCTGGAGCGCAGGTTTTCGGCCGAGGAGGCCTACATCACCGGCTCCGTCACCTTCGAGCAGCTCGCGGCCGCGTCCGGGATTTCCTCGAGCCAGCTGCGGCACTGGGCCGCTACCGAGGGCTGGCAGGAGAAGCGCCGGGAGTACCGCCAGGCCTTCGCCGACATCCGGCGCAACACGGTCGAATTGCGGCGCCGGTTCGTGGAGAAGGCGCTCGGCTCCCTGAACCCGATGGACGCCTTCGCCATTTCGGCGCTCGAAAAGCTCGCGATGGCCGCCGAGAAGTCGGCCGCCGGCGCCCCGGCGCCCGAGCCTCCCGCGGCCGGCGGCGAGCCGGTCTTCCGGACGCAAGCCGAGGCGGTGGCGGTGCTGAAGGGCATCGTCGAGAACAAGCTCTCGCGCATGCTCCTGCAGCCGGATTCGGTCAACCTGGCGGCCGTCAAGGACGTGAAGCAGTGTCTGGAGCTTCTCGACAAGATGCAGGACAAGGCCGCGCCCGACGGTGCCGCGACCGACGAGAAGCAGCCCATGAGCGAGGAGCGGATCCGGGAGCTTAGGGAGATGCTCAACCTGTGAAAAAGCGCGGCAACGCCAAAATCATCCCCTCCGAGCCGAACCGGATATTTCTGCCCTACCAGCAGAAGTGGATCGACGACCGGAGCCGGCTGAAGCTCATGGAGAAGGGCCGCCAGATCGGTCTTTCCTGGTCCTCGGCCTACGCCTGTTGCGAGCGCACCGCGCCGCGTGAGAACAGAAACGACCAGTGGGTGTCGAGCCGCGACGACATCCAGGCCCGGCTTTTTCTGGAGGACTGCAAGCGCTTCGCCCAGCTGCTCGACGCGGCCGCGCGCGACCTGGGGGCGGTGGTGATCGACGAGGAGAAGCGCATTTCGGCCTACGTCCTTCAGTTCGCGAACGGCAAGCGCATCCACAGCATGTCTTCGAATCCGGACGCCCAGGCGGGGAAGCGCGGGGGCCGGGTGCTGGACGAATTCGCCCTGCACCCGGACCCCCGCAAACTCTATTCCATCGCCTACCCCGGCATCACCTGGGGCGGGCTCCTGGAGATCGTCTCCACCCACCGCGGCTCCGCCAACTTCTTCAACGAGCTGGTCGAGGATGTCAAACACAAGGGCAACCCCAAGGGATTCTCGCTGCATACGGTATCGCTTCAGACCGCCCTCGACGACGGGTTTCTCTATAAGCTCCAGCAGGTCCTGCCGCCGGGCGACGAGCGCATGGCGATGGACGAAGCCGCCTATTTCGACTTCATCCGGTCCGGCTGCGCCTCCGAGGAGATCTTCCTGCAGGAGTACATGTGCGTGCCGGCCGACGACGAGGGCGCCTTCCTCTCCTACGATCTCATCGCCTCCTGCGAGTACCGGGGCGACGAGGCCTGGGAGATGGACGATACGGGTCACATGCCGGACGGCCGCAAGCCCACCGAGCTTTACGTCGGGGTGGACGTCGGCCGCGCGCGGGATCTCACGGTGTTCTGGGTGCTTGAGCGCATCGGGTCCATGAAATTCACCCGCAAGGTCGTGACGCTGCACAACATGCCCTTTTCGGCCCAGGAGGCCGTGCTTTACGCGCTCTTGTCGCTGCCCGCCGTGCGCCGCTGCTGCATCGACGATACGGGCCTCGGCATGCAGTTCGCCGAGCGCGCCCAGGAGAAGTTCGGCGAGTACAAGGTCGAGGCCGTGCGCTTCACGGCCCAGGTCAAGGAGGCGCTCGCCTACCCGGTCCGGGCCGCCTTTGAGGACAAGGCCGTCCGGATCCCGCGCGACGACCAGGTCCGGGCCGATTTACGCGGGATCAAGAAGACCACGACGGCCGCGGGGAACATCCGGTTCGACGGTGACCGCAGCCAAGGACACCAGGACAGATTTTGGGCACTTGCCCTGGCCGAGCACGCGGCCGGCCAGCCCTCCGGCGTGATCGAGTTCGAGGCCGCGGGCCACGGCCGGGCCTATAACCGCATCGGCAACTACACGGGGGCGTAAGCATGGCCGATCAAAAACCCGCTCTGCCCGTCAAAGACGAGATCGCGACCGCCGCGAAGGATATCGACATCTTCTCCGGCTGGTTCGGGCGGCTGGAGAACCCGGACCCGGTGCTGCGCAGCGAGGCCGCCGGCAAGGGCCTCAAGCTCTACGACGAAATCGCCCGGGACGCCCACGCCGCGGCCGTGCTCCAGACCCGCTACCTCGCCGTGATCGGCCGGGAGTGGGAGGTGCTGCCCCCCGAGACCGGGGCCAAGCGGGTGGACAAAAAGAACCAGGAGATCGCCGATTTCGTGCGCGAGGCGTTCGCCGCGGCCAACTTCGACCAGGCGCGCCAGGAGATCCTGCAGGGGGTCCTCTACGGGTTTTACGCGGCCGAGGTGATCTGGGCCGAGAATCGCGGGCGTTTCGTGCCGGGACGGCTCATCGCCAAACACCCGCGCCGCTTCGTCTTCACCCCGGAGCGCGAGCTGCGGCTGCTGACCCCCGGCAACATGGTCGAGGGCGAGCCGGTGCCGGAGCGCAAGTTCGTCGTCGCCACCTTCGGCAGCTCGGACAACCCCTACGGCTGCGGCCTGGGCCAGAAACTCTGGTGGCCGGTCTGGTTCAAGAAGCACGGGATCAAGTTCTGGATGACGTTTCTTGAAAAGTTCGGCATGCCCACGGTCTTCGGCAAGTACCCGCCGGGCACCGAACCGGACCAGCAGCAGAAGCTCCTGGAGGCGCTGCGGGCGATCCAGACCGACACGGCCATCAAGTTCCCGAACACGATGGAGGTGGACCTGCTGGAGGCCTCCCGTACCGGCCAGGCCTCCTACGAGGGCCTTTGCGACTTCATGGACCGGCAGATCAGCAAGGCGGTCCTCGGCCAGACGCTCACCACCGAGGTCAAGGGCGAGGGGTCGTATGCCGCCAGCCAGACCCACGATGAGGTGCGGGCGGACATCGTCAAGGCCGACGCGGACCTGCTCTGCGAATGTCTGAACAACACGCTCGTGCGCTGGCTGGTAGACCTGAACTTCCCCGGCGTGAGCGAATATCCGAAGCTTTGGATCCGCTGCGAGGACGAGGAAGACCTCCAGCCGCTCGCCGAGCGCGACAAGATCCTCGCGGTCGACATCGGCCTTCCGATCCCCAAAAGATACTTCTTCGAGACCTACGGGATCCCCGAGCCGGAGGGCGCGGAGGAGACCTTGGGCGGAAAACCCCCCGAAGCCGCCCCCGAAAATGCCAAAAAAACGAACGGGCAGGGCGGAAAACGGGGCGATCGCGAGTTTGCGGGTGCAAGGATAGCCGTCAACGAAAACAGGGGACTTAAATCGCCTCTAATGCAGTCGGACGATATTCCGGGGGCGCGGTTGGACGCCCTGGTCGAAAAAACCCGGCAGGCGGCCGACATGGGCGTCCTGGTCGAACCGATCCGGCGCCTGCTCGACCAGGTCGAAAGCCTGGAGGAGTTCCAGGACCGGCTGCTCGACGTGTACGGGGACATGGACGCCTCGGCGCTGGCCGACCTGATGGAGCAGGCCTTCACGCTTGCCGAGCTCGCCGGGAGGTTCGATGCCGGACGCCGTTGAAGCCCTGGCCCTGCCGTTCGGGCAGGCCATCGAGCACTTCCGGGGCAAGGTCAACCTGCCGACGCGGACCTGGCTCGACATCCGGAAGGGCCAGCACGCGCGGGCCTTCGTGGTGGCCGGGGCGACGAAGGCCGAGCTGCTCGCCGACTTCAACGCGGCGGTCCGCAAGGGGATCGAAAAGGGCACGACGCTGGCCGAGTTCCGCAAGGACTTCGATTCCATCGTGGCGAAACACGGCTGGGACTACAAGGGCGGGCGGGACTGGCGCTCGAAGGTGATCTACCAGACGAATCTGGCCACCGCCTACTCGGCCGGCCGCTACGCGCAGATGACCACCCCGGCCGTGCTCCGGGCCCGGCCCTTCTGGCGCTATATCGCCAGCTCCTCGCGCGAAAAACGGGTCGAGCACATGGCCTGGTACAACCTGGTGCTGCCGGCCGACGACCCCTGGTGGGACACGCACTGGCCGCCCTCGGCCTGGGGGTGCAAATGCGGTGTCACCAACCACTCGGCCCGCGAGGTCGAGCAACTGAAGGCCGAAGGCGTTGACATCAAAACCGAGGCCCCGAAGGACGGCACCTACGAGTGGAAAAACCCGCGGACCGGCGAGGTCGAGACCATTCCGGTCGGCGTGGGCCCGGGCTGGAATTACAACGTGGGCGAGGCCGCCTGGGGGCGCAGGCTCTCGGAGCAGGCGATGGCCGAGTGGCAGGCCCAGGGCGCCAAGGCCTGGGAGACGCTCACCCCCGGAGACTGGCGGACGTACGCCCGGCCGGAAATGATTCCGGTCGACGCCCCGCGGGCAACGCTCGGGGAGAGGTTGACGGATGCGGCGCAGGTGGCGGCGGCGATCGCGGAGCAGTTCGGCGGCCCCGAGAGAGTGTTCTCCTTCGAGCGCCCAGGGTTCCGCTACGACATCCTGGCCAACGCCGAGACGCTCGCCGAGCACATCCCGGCGGACCGCAGCCCGTTTCTGCCGTTTCTGGCGGAGCTGCTGGAAGACCCCTTCGAGGTGTGGCTCGCGTTCGAACGCCACAGGGGCACCGGCAAGATCGAGCTCAGGACGCGGGTGATCAAGGCCGTGCAACTCGAAAAGGAGCGGGGGCTTCTCCTGGTGGCCCAGGCGCGCAAGGGGATGCTGGAGGCATGGACGATGCTTCTGACGAGAAACTTGGATTATTTGAACGATCAGCGCAGGGGGAAGTTGTTGTGGACAAGATAGGGGCTCAGACGCTGCGCCATCTGTCCGCCGGGACCAGGTTGTCGAGGCGTCAGCTCAACCCGGTCCGTCGCTGGATAAAAGCATAGGGCAGTCGGAGGCTGAAGTCAAGTGGAAGGCGTGCGGATCACGGTAAAACTCGACGATACGGGCATCAGGGCGGCCCTTCGGCGCATGGCCGACATCAAGCCGGCCCTGGAGGTTGTCGGCTCGACGGTGGTCTCCTCCGTGCAGCGCAACTTCGAAGAGGGCGGCCGCCCGGTGAAGTGGAAGCCTTCTAAGGCTGCGCAGCGCGCGGGCCGGCCGACGCTGGTCGACCAGGGCTACCGGGGCGGCCTGGTCGGCTCGATCAACTACCAGGTCGAGGGCCATCGCGTGCTGGTCGGCACCAACAAAATTTACGCCGCCATCCACCAGCTCGGGGGCCGGATCGGCGCGCGGGTGATCCTGCCGGTCAAGGGCAAGGCCCTTTCCTGGCCGGGGGCGCGGCACCCGGTGAAAAAGGTCAACTGGCCCGGCGCGACCATCCCGGCGCGGCCCTTTTTGGTCGTTCAGGACGAGGACTGGAAGAAGATCAACGAACGAATATCTGAATTATTTCTTGGTGGGCGTGCATGAACATATCCGGGGGCGCGGCACCCGGTGAAAAAGGTCAACTGGCCCGGCGCGACCATCCCGGCGCGTCCATTCCTGCTCGTCCAGGACGAGGACTGGGCCGAGATCCGGGCGGCCCTGGCCAAACACATCATGGGAGGCAAGTGATGCCGGAATTCGCAGGCTTCAACGACTGGATCGAGATCTTCCGCGGCGGCAGACAGGTCGATTCCAACGGCCGCGAGCACGACGGCGACGCCCTGATCGAGCGCGCCGTGTCGCAGTTCAACGCGGCCGCGCACGAGCCGCCGCTCGTGGTGGGGCACCCGCGGGACAACTCGCCCGCCTTCGGGTGGGTGGAGGGACTTAAAACCGCCGTCCGGGACGGCGCGAAGGTGATGCTCGCCAAGTGTAAGCAGGTGGTGCCCGAGTTCGAGGCCGCGGTCCGGCAGGGCGTCTACAAGAAGCGCTCGGCCGCCTTCTACCCGGACGGGCGGCTGAGGCACGTGGGTTTTCTGGGAGGCATGCCGCCGGCGGTGAAGGCCCTGGCCGACATCGGCTTCGCCGGAGCGGCGGAGTCCGTTTTCGAGTTCAACGAGAACCAACAACGCGATCGAAAGGAGGCAAAGATGAAGTTTTCCGAATTCATGGAGATTTTCAAGTTCTGGAAGCAGGTGGAGCAGGACCCGGACCTGGAGCTGCCGAAGCCGGCGGTGAAGCCGGCCGACGCGGGCAAGACCTTCTCGGAGTCCGAGCTGGCCGCCCAGGTCGAGGCCGCCAAGAAGCAGGCCGAGGCCGACGCCCGCAAGGCGGTCGAGGCCGAGTTCGCCGAGAAGAGCCGGAAGGCCGAGGACGAGTCCCGCAGATCAGCGCTCAAGGCCTGGTACGACGCGCAGCTCGCGGCCGGCAAAATCGCGCCGGCCTGGGGCAAGCTGGGGCTTTTGGAGTTCATGCAGGGGCTCGACGCCGGGGCCGAGGTCCAGTTCGCCGAGGGGACCAAGTGCTCGCCCGCCGAGTTCATGAAGAAGTTCGTCTCCGAGCTGCCCAAGGTGATCGAGTTCAAAGAGATCGCCAGCCGCGACAAGGACGTCTCGGGAGACGCTGGCGGCAAGCTCGATGCCCTGGTCAAGGCCCGGCGCGAGAAGGAGCCGACGCTCACCTTCTCAGAGGCGCTCACGGCCGTCCAGCTGGAGAATCCGGAACTGGCCAGGGAATACGCCGCCGGCATCCGGTAGGCGGTTTCAAATTTCGAATCTCAATTTTTTAATTCCGACCGAAGGGAGGAAAAGACAATGGCCTGGGAAAACAGAGTATTGACCATCACGCTGCCGGCCGACGAGGACCTGAGCAACGACCAGTTCCGCCTGGTGGTGCTGGACGCCACCTCCGGCAAAGTCCGGCGCCCGAACGCCGCCACCGACATCCCGCTCGGGGTGCTGCAGAACGCGCCCGCCGCGGCCGACAAGCCGGCCGTGGTCATGCCGCTCGGGGGCGGGATCTCCAAGATCCAGCTCGGCGCCACGCTCGCCATCGGCGCCGTCGTGCAGTGCGAGTACGTCGACGCCGACGACGCCGGCAAGGCGATCGCGGCGGTCGCCACGGGCTACCCCGCCGGCGTGCTGCTCGAGGGCGGCGCCGAGGACGGGCTGGGCACCGTGCTGCTGACCCCGCTGACCGTCAAGGCGTAGGCCGCAAGGCGGCCGATTTCAAATTTCAAATTTGAGATTTCAAATTCCGGCCCCCGGCCGGACACAAAGGAGGTTGTCATGCCCCAGCCGAACACCAGGGATCTGATCGTCGCAGGGCCGCTTGCGAACGTCAGCATCGCCTACCGGAACAAGAGCTACATCGCCGATCGGGTCTTCCCGATCATCGACCGCATCCCCCCCGAAGCCAAGATCGCCCGCTACCTCAAGGGCGCCTGGTTCCGCGACGAGGCCGACATCCGCGGCCCCGGCGCGCGCGCCAAGCGCGGCGGCTACCCGGTGGACTTTCTCCCGATCTCCACCAAGGAATTCGCCTTCGCCAAGGAGGTTACCGACGAGGACCGCAAGTTCGCGAACGTCCAGGGCGCCCCGCCCCTCAAGCCCGACCAGGACGCCATCGAGTTCGCCACCGACAAGGTGGACATGAAAAAAGAGCGCCGGGTGGCCTCCATGATCATCGGCGGCACCTGGAGCGGAGTCGCCGGCGAGGACGCGGCCGGGCTCTGGGCGCCGGTCGACGCCACCAACACGTTTTTGGTCGACGTGAACGCCAGGATCGAGACCATCCGCTCCAACACGGGCCTCAAGCCCAACGTGCTCATGCTGGATCACGGCACCTACCAGATCGTGAAGGAAATTCCGGCCGTCATCGACCGCATCAAGTACGTCCAGCGCGGCATCGTCAGCGCCGAGATGATCGCGGCCCTGCTCGGGCTGGATGAGGTCCTGGTGGGCGAGGCGATCTACTCGACCGCCAAGGAGACCAAGGCCGGCACGGATTTCACTGCGAGCAACATCTGGGAGAAGAACGCCGGCAAAGGCTCGGCCTTCCTCTTCTACCGGCCGTCCTCCCCGGGCCTCAAGGTGCCCACCGCCGGCCTGCAGGCGCGGGTGGCCTACGAAAACGGCCAGTCCCGGCGCACCACCACCTGGCGCGAGCCGGCCGAGCACCAGGACGTTTACGAAGTGGCCGAGGAGACCGACATCGTCCAGACCGGAAGCGATCTCGGCTTCCTCTGGTACGACACCATCGTCACGTAACCGATGCGCGCGGGGGCCGGGGTTCGTAACCTGGTGAGGGCCAGAACGCGAGGCAGACCCCGGTTCCCGCGCCACCTTGAATTTGAAATTCCGAGCGAAGCGAGGACGAGATGCCTTATTGCACCCAGGCCGACATCCTGGAGCAGATCAGCCTGAGCGAGCTGATCCAGTTTACCGACGATTCCGGCCTGGGGGCCGTGGACGCCTCGGTGGTCGAGCGCGCGATCGCCGACGCCGACGCCGAGATCGATTCCTACGCCGCCGTCCGCTACCCGGTGCCGTTTGCGCCCGTTCCGGCCATGATCCGCAAGACCTCCGTCGAGATGGCCGTCTACAATATTTTCGCCCGCCGCCGGGGCGCTACGCCCGCCCGCAAGGAGCGCTACGACAACGCGATCCGGTTCCTGCGGTCGGTCGCCAAGGGCGAGGTCAGCATCGGATCGGACGCCCCCGCGGAAAGCGCCGCCGACGGCATCGAGGCCAGCACTCTCGCGGACGACAAGATCTTCACCCCCGACAAGATGAGCGGGTTCTAAGCCGATGAAAACACTGCTTGCCGCCATGAAGACCGCCCTGCAGGGGCTCTCCTACGTCCGGCCGCAGGACGTTTACGTCACGCCCTCGCTCGAGCTGATCCCGAACGGGGTGCGGCCCCCGGCGATCGCGCTGAAGGACGGCCCGGTCTCCCGCAGCGAGCTGGCCGGCGGCATGATCGAGCTCTCGCTCGCGGTGCAGGTCGCCGTCTTCGCCCAGGTTTACAAGCCCGAGGCCTCGGTCATGGGCGACGCGGCCACCGGCGCGAAAGGCGTGCTCGAGCTTGCGGGCGATGTCCACGGGGTGCTTGACGAAAACCTCCTGGGCGTCGCCGGCATGCTCAGCGCGTTCTCGGCCGCGGAGTCCGCCTCCGAAACGGTGGGCGACGAAACCGAGATGTTCCAGCGCAAAATCATCACCTACGTCTACACGAAACAGGAGGCGCGATGACCTACAGACTCAAGCCCGGCCAGCCGGGCATGGAAGTGGTGGACGGACCCTTCGCCGGCCGCAAATATCACCCGGACCAGGTCTACGACGAGATCCCGCCGTCCGAGGCGGAGCGCTTCGAGCGCACGGACAAGGCCCCGGTGGTGCCGATGCCCAAGCGCGAGCGGGCCGCCGCGAAGGGCCGCATCGAGGACGAGAGCGCGTAGAATCTCAAATTTGAAATTTCAAATCCCAAATTCCGAGCGGTAGCGAGGAAGAGCGAGGAGGACCACATGCGAAGCTTCAGAGCCACCCAGAACCTGGTCGCCGTCTCGGCCGCGCTGCGCGAGAGCGCCATCAACACCGAGCAGACGCTTTCGACCTCCATGCTGGTCGAGATGACCGACGTCGCCGACGTCGATCCGCGCCGCGAGAACAACGCCAACGAGCTGACCGGGAAAGAAGAGCCCGACACCGTCTACGACCTCGGGCGGCTTTCGGTCATGCCCATGACCTTCAACAAGGCCCAGCCCCAGCACTTCGCCTTCCTGCTCGCCTACGGCCTGGGGGCGATCGCGACGGCCGCGGCGGGCACCGGCTACCAGCACACCATCACCCCGATCGCAAACGACCTGGACGCCTACCGCTCCAACCCCAGCTTCACCGCCGCCATGCGTTACGGGCTCACGGTCGCCAAGCGCCGCTTCGCCTCCATGTTCGTGGACAGCCTCGTCGCCACCTTCGCGAAGGACGACTGGTGCAAGGTCTCCGCCCAGTGCAAGGGCACCGGCAAGATGGCGAGCACGATCGTCGAGGAGACGCTCACCGCGGCCGAGAATGCCACCCAGTTGACGCTCGCCGCGAACGCGGTGGCCGGCGGTGACGCCGCCGCGCGCCTGGACAGCGTGCACCGGATCCGGGTCGAGCTGACCGCCGGCGTCTGGACCGAGGTGACCTACTCGGCGGTTTCCGCCGCGACCCCCGCGGTTATCACCATCTCCGCCCCCGGCGGGGTTGCCACCAGCCGCACCTACAAGGTGCTCTATTCCCCGACCGAGCCCGCCTGGCCCTCCTTCCCCGCCCGCGTGGTGGAGACCCCGCTACGGGTCTCCCAGCTCACGCTCACCCTCGGGGGCAAGTGGAACGGCACGGCGTTTGTCGGCGGCCGCGCGGTGCGGGCCGAGCTTTCCAGCCTGGCCTGGAATTTCGCCAACAACCTGGAGATCGAGTTCCTGCCGGGGGCGGGCGACGCCTACGCCTCCCGCGCCTTCCGGCCCTCGCGCAGCCAGAGCATCGCGCTTTCCCGCGAGTTCCGGGACTACATCCTGCAAAACTACATCGAGCAGAACGAGACCTTCGGCCTGTACGTGCTGGCCGAGGGCGCGCTCTACGACGGCTCGAACAAGTACCAGGTGGAGCTGATCTTCCCGAAGCTCGGCGTCATCAAGGCACCGATCTCGGTCGACGGCAAGAAAAACGCCGAGGCGGGAGACCTGATCGTGCTCCAGGACGACACCTACGGCAGCGTCATCGCCAAGGTCAAAAACCTCGTATCCGGCTACGCCGCGTAAAGGAGAAACCCCATGCCTCGCAGACTGACCGACGAACTGAACGAGCTGCGGATCCGGGACAACATCTCCGGCTCCGAGATCCTGCTCTTCTACCGCATGCCGGCCACCGCCGAGCGCGCGGCCTACGCCAACGAGAGCTTCCGGCGCAAGGGCAACAAGATCGAGACCAGGGTCGTCGAGACCCGCCAGAAGTACGGCAAGCTGATTCTCGCCGGGATCCGCGAGGGGGACTTCGAATGCAAGCTGGGCGATCGCAGCCAGCCGATCGCCAGCACCCCCGGATCGCCGAATTACGCAGCCGACTGGAAAGAGCTGGTCGCGGCCCACGCCGGCGATCTGCTGGAGCTGCTCGCGGCCCAGGTGTTCGACGGCTCGGCCTCGATTGCGGCCGCCGCCGCCCAAGACGACGACGCGGACGGGGACCTGGAAAAAAACTGACCAGGGACCTCGCGGCGCTGCGCGAGGGCCTGTGCACGGCGGAGGAGGAGGCCAAGGGCCTGGAGGAGATCGGCGCGGAGGAGGCGCAGGATTGGGCCTGCACGGAATGCAAGACGAAGCGCCCCGCCGACCTGACCCCCTACACAGCGAAGCTCCTGCGCCTGCGGCAGATGAAAAACGGCGGCTACCCCTTCGGCAAGAACGACCTGACGCTCGAAGAGTGGATCGACCTGGGACGGATTGACGAATGCCTGCGAATTCCAACACTCTGACGCTCACCATCGAAGTCGACGACAAGGGATCGTTGAAGGTCAAGCAGTTCGCGGGCGAGGTGGACAAGGCCGTCAAGCAGACCTCCGCCACCGCCGGCCAGGGCGCGGCCGCAATGGGATCGGCGGCCGCCGGAACCGGCCGGCTCGCCTCGGCGCTGAGCGGTCTCACCAGCGCCGGAGGACTTGCGGGCATCGCCCTCGGACTGGTGACAAAGTCCGGCATCGCCGCCGCCTTCGCTCTGGCCAAGGCCGCCGACCAGGCCGCGGCTTCCCAAAAGCGCTTCGATCTCGCCTTCCAGGGCCAGGCCCAAATGGCGGCTTACGCGGCGGACATGCTCGAAAAATACTACCGCATGAGCAGATCGGAAGCGGTCGAGTCTATGGCCGGGGTGCAGACGCTGATGACCGGCATGGGCATGGCGGCGGGCAAGGCTTCGTCGTTTGCGCTGGAGGTCAACAAGCTCTCCGCCGATCTCGCCAATTTCAACCGTGTCCCCACGGCCCAGACCATGCGGGACATCGAGGCGGCTCTCGAGGGCAGCTACGGCGGCCTGAAGAAATACGGCATCGTCATCAACGAGCAGACCGTGAGCCAGCAGGCCCTGCGCCTGGGGCTGGCCTCCACCAAGGAGGAACTCACCTCCGCCCACAAGGCCTATGCCGCCTTCACTCTTGTCGTCGAGCGCAGCAAGAACGCGATCGGCGAGGGCCTGAAGGACAATTACGCCAGGCAGCTGATCGAGTTCGAAAACCGCTGGAACTCTCTGACCAAGACCCTGGGCACGAGCTTTCTGCCGGTGGCCCTCGAGGTGCTCCGGACGCTGAACGCGATCGCCGAGGCCGCGCGGCGGTTCGTCGTGCCCACCAAGTCGGAGATGTACGATCGGATCGCCTCCGACACGGCCGCCGACGCCGACCGCTGGAAGCTGATCGCCGAAACCTATGCCAAGTACCCCCAGATGGCCGGCGCCGCTCCCGGGATGCCCAGGGTCAGCGCGGCCGAGGCCGAGCGCACCTGGCGCGAGCTGCAGCGCCGCTCGCATCTGATGCGCGAGATGGCGGAAGGAGAGCGAGCTGCCGCCGACGGTTTCGGGGTGCTCAGGTCCAGGCCCGGCGAAATCAATCTCCCCGCGGCCGGTCCCGGGGACTTCACCGCGAACCCGGCCGCCGCCCTTGCCGCCGCGAAGAAGGCCGAGGACGCCCGGAAAAAGCTCTGGGCCGGCTACAAGCCGCGCGCGAGCCAGGAATCGGAGGCGGTCCTGGCCGACCAGAAGGCCTACGAGGAGTGGAAGAAGTACTGGTCCGACTACAAGCCGCGTCTGGCCGAGAGCCAGCAGTCCGAGGCGATGCTGGCCGACCAGAAGACCTGGGAGGAGTGGCACGAGAAAACGAAGAAGCAGTTCGACGGCATGATCGCGCTCTCCGAGCAGACCGCCCGGAGCATGCAGCAGAACTTCTCCAACCTATTTTTCGATGCCCTCACGGGCGAGCTAAAATCCTTCGGGGATTACGCGACCGCCATCTTCCGCTCGATCCAGCGCGCGTTCAGCGACGTGGCCGGGCAGATGATGACCCAGGGTCTGTTCGGGCAGGACTTCAAGGGCGGCGGCGCGCTTTCGGATCTGGGCAAGTGGTTCCAGGGACTCAAGCTGGGCGGTGACGGCGGCGCAAGCGCTCCCGCCGGCTGGGCATCGGCCTGGGAGCATCACGGCGGCGGAACCATCGGCGCGGATCGCGGCCTGCAGCGCACGATCCCCGCCTGGATGATCGCCGCCGCCCCGCGGCTGCACAACGGCCTGCGCCCGGACGAATACCCAGCGGTGTTGCAGCTCGGGGAAGAGGTCCGGAGCCGCCGCCAGGTGGCCGAGGATCGCCGGGGCGGCAGCGGGCTGACCGTCAAGGTCTACAACCAGGGCAGCGAGCCCGTCCAGGTCGAGGACGTGCGCGAGACCCGCAACCCGGACGGCTCGCGCAACCTGGAGTTTATGATCGGCCGCGCGCTGACCAGCGGCGGGACCGCCTCGCGCATGGTGCAGGGCACGATGCCGGCCATGACCCGCAAGCCGATCGTGAGGAACTGACATGGCGACCCCCTGGCCGTCAACGCTTCCGGACTACTTTTTGAAGGGCGGACTGGGCGGCGCCTTCGGGGACCCGAAGATCCGCTCGACCCCGGACGTCGGCCCGGCCAAGCAGCGCCGGCGCACCACCGCGGCGCCGGATCGGTACACGGGAAAAATCAGGATGACCGCGACCCAGTTCGGCACGTTCAAGACGTTCGGCAAGAGCACGCTGGCCGGCTGGACCCTGCCGTTCGCCTGGAAGGACCCGGTCAGCCGCGCCGCGTGCGACATGCAGTTCGTCGGCGTGCCCTCGTGGGTTCCGTACGGGATCTACTGGGACGTCACCGTCACCGTCGAGATATTGCCATGACCGGAGGAGCAGATGCGCCCGTCGATCACCAGTGCCTTCAGGGGGGCCTCCTACGCGCAGCAGACCGACCAGATCTTTTTGGCGCTGCTCGAGTTCGCGCACCCGAGCCTCTCGGTGCCCATCAGGATCGTGAACAACTACACCAACATCACCTCCAACGGGCAGGAGTACATCGGGTTCCCCTTCGACCTCGAGCTGCCGGAGGACTTCGAGGAGGCGCTGCCGGAGATAAGACTCTCCGTCTGCAACGTCGACCGGCAGATCGTCCAGATGATCCGCACGCTGACCGGCCCTCCCACCATCTCGGTCTCGGTCGTGCTCGCCGACGACCCGAACGCCGTGCAGGTCGGGCCGTTCGTAATGACGATGCGCGGGGCGGACTACGATTCGATGGCGGTGTCGGGATCGGTTCAGTCCGAGGACATGCTGAACGAAGGCTATCCCGGGGACTCGATGTCCCCGGCCAACTTCCCGGGGCTCTTCTGATGGACTTCGCGCGCTACGTCGGGATCCCGTTTGTCGAGCGCGGCCGCGATTTCGACGGGTGCGACTGCTGGGGGCTCCTGTGCCTTTTCTACCGGAACGAGCTGGGGATCGATCTGCCGGCGCACGAGGAGCTGTACGCCAGCAGCAGGGACCTGGCGGGGACCATCGGGGTGCGCATGGCCGAACGCGGCCGGTGGCAGAGGGTGCCGCGCCCGCTGCCCGGGGATGCGGTGTGCCTGCTGGTCCGGAAGTTCCCCATCCACGTGGGAGTAGCCGTGGACGGCTGCCGCATGCTGCACGTCGAGCGCGGCCTGCAGGCGGTCATCGAGCGGTTCGACGGCCTGGTGTGGGAGAAAAGGGTGGAGGGGTTTTATCGGCTGCCTGAGAGTGAGCCTGAAGCCGGGCGGAAGCGGGCCGCATGAACTACGTTCCTGTCGCATACCGCCCGAACCCTTTTAGCTCCGGCCGCGTCGACTGCCAGGTTCCGGAGGGAAGATCCGTCTCCCAGATGATCGACGAGATCGGGCTGCGGCCGCTGGTCGAGGTGCACGACGGGGTTTTCGTGTACGTGGGCGACGAGCTGATCGGCCGCGAGCGCTGGGACGACGTCAGGCTCGTCCGGGGGACCGTCGTGTCGGTGGGCGTCACGCCCGGCCAGACCGGTGGTGGCAAGGACCCCACGCGCACGGTCGCCATGATCGCGGTGATGGTCGTCGCTATGGTGGCGACCTATGGCATCGCCGCCTACGGGATACCCGGGGTGGTGGCGGCCGGGACAACTGGGGCCTCCATGATGGGCGCCGTGGCCGGCGCCGCCGTCAGTCTCTCCGGCACGATGCTGGTCAACTCGCTGATACCGCTGCCCCAGCTGAAAAACGACCAGCCGCAGGGCAAGAACTACCTGAGCGGCATGCAGAACCGGATGGATCCGCACGGGCCGGTCACGCGGGTGCTCGGCCGGAACCGGGTCTTCCCGAAGTACGCCGCCGTGCCGTACACCGAGCTCGTATCGAGCGACGATCAATATCTGCGCTGCCTGTTTTTGATCGGCAAGGGCAAGTACGCCCTGTCGGACTACAAGATCGGCGACACCCCGCTCGCGAACTTCCAGGGCGTGGAGCTCGAGCAGTATTTCACGGGCGACTCCACGCACTACGCCCTTTTCCCGAACGACACGGCCGAGCAGGCGCTTTCCGTCGAGCTGCTGCAAAACGTCTGGAACACGCGCACCACCGCGGTCGGCACCCAGCAGATCGCGGTCGAGTTCACCTTTCCCGAGGGGCTTTTCCAGATCGGATCGACCGGCCGCCGGCGCGCGGCCTCGGTCGCTTTCGAGGTCGAGTACTCGCCGGCCGGGCTCAGCCAGTGGAAGAGCGTCACCGAGACCCGCTGGCGGATCTCCTTCGCCAACCCCTGGATCTCGGATTCGGTCGCCGCCGGTATGACGATCACGAGCGCCACGGGCAGCGGCACGGTCGGCTACGCCCACCACAACAGCCAGGCCGTCATGACCGGGGCGCAGGAGGGCGTCAGCACCTGGGAGAACCTCTACTTCGTCGACTACGTCGACATCGACCTCGCCAGCGGCAGCTTCTCGCCCGGCCAGACGGTCACCATCGGCGGGGCCCACCAGGGCACGGCGGCAACGGTTGCGCACCTGCCCTACACGATCGACAAGGAGCACCGCGACCCGGCGCGCGAGGGGCTCGTGTGGTCGGTCCCGTCCGGCCAGTACGACGTGCGCGTGCGCCGGCTGACCGCCGACGGCGCCGCCGACACCTGGGACGCCTCCTACTGGACATGCCTGCGCTCGACCACGTTCGCAACTCCCGTCAACCTCACCGGGTGCACGCTGGTCGGTTTGCGGATGAAGGCGAGCGGCCAGCTCAACGGCGTTTTGCAGAACTTCAACTGCCTGGCCGAGTCGCTGCTGAACGTGTGGACCGGAACGCAGTGGGTGCTCTCGAAGACCCGCAACCCGGCCTGGGCGGGCGTTGAGGTCCTGTGCGGCACTTCCAACCTGCGGCCGGTTTCGACCGCGAAGCTCGACCTGGCGGCCTGGAAGGGGTTCGCGGACCGCTGCGAGGCGGCCGGGTTCAACTTCGACGCGGTGATCGACTATCGCACCACCGTCTGGGAGCTCTTGAGGCAGATCTGCGCGGCCGGGCGGGCGGCGCCGGGGCTGGTGGACAACCGGTACACGGTCATCGAGGACCTGGTCCGGACCGCGCCCGTGCAGCAGTTCGGGCCGCGCAACAGCTGGGGCTTCAAGGGTTCGCGGGTTTTCCCGGACGTTCCCCACGCCCTGCGCATCCGCTTCCCGAACGAGGCCAAATCCTACGAGGAGGACCACTGCGTCGTCTACGACGACGGCTACAACGAGGGCAATGCCACCCTCTACGAGACGCTCGAGCTCTTCGGCATCACCAACTACAACCACCTGTGGAAGCTCGGACGCTACTACCTGGCGGTGATGCGCCTGCGTCCCGAGACTTACGAGTTCGTGGCCGACCCCGAGCACTTCGTGTGCACCCGCGGGGACCTGGTCCGGCTCACGCACGATGTACTAATGGTGGGCCTGGGCTCCATGCGCATCAAGAGCGTCTCCACCACCCAGATCACGGTGGACGACGTCTGCCAGATGGAGGCCGGCAAATCCTACGGGTTCCAGTTCCGCAGGGCGGACGGCAGCTTCACGACCGCCACGGTGACGACGGTCGCAGGCGAGCCGACGACGCTCGCTTTCTCCCCCGCCATGAACCCGGTCGATCTTCCGACGGCGGGCGATCTTTGCTTTTTCGGGGAGACGGGCAAGATCAGCATCGACTGCCTGGTCTCGCGCATCAAGCCGGGCCCGGACCTGACCGCGCGCCTCACCTGCGTTCCATACAACCCGGCGATACTGACGGCCGACTCGGGCGCGATCCCCGCGTGGGAATCCAACATCACGCTGCCGCCGGTCATAAACCGCACCCCGCCGGTGCCGAAGATCATCAGCGCGGTTTACGTGTACCACCCGGTCAGCCAGGCCGACGACGGCATGCTCGAGCTCTTCATGCAGGTCGGCTTCGACGCGCAGCAGACCGCCTATGTCGCGACCAGCGTGGGGCTGAACGAGACCCCGCCGGATGTGATCGCTGGCTTCCAGGCGCAGTTCCGCGAGGACGACGGCAACTGGATAGAGGTGCCGGCGATGGGAGCGAGCGCCCGCAGTTTCGAGTTCCCGGCGCAAAACGACGTCACCTACGACATTCGGATTCGCAGCTTCTCGGCGATCGGCACCGTGAGCGACTGGTACGAGCTTTCGAACGTGGCCACCAACTACGTGCCGGATAAACCCGCAGACGTGACCGGCCTGCAGGCGGTGGGTGGCGGCACCTCGTTCACCGGGTTCGACCTGGAGGTCGAGTGGACCCCGGTGGCCGCCGGCGGCGCGGCCGGGATCCTGCTGAGGGACTACGTGGTCGAGGTCCGCACGGCTGACGGCAACACGCTGCTGCGAACCGAGTACCCCACCCAGGCGCGCTATACGTACGATTTCGACAAAAACCTTGTGGATGGCGGTCCGCGCCCATCGGTGCAGATCAAGGTGAAGGCTCGCAACCGGCAGCTTGCGGTATCGGAGACGGCCGCGAGCGCCGTATTCACGAACCCCGTCCCCTCGAACCCCTCCGGCCTGGGAGCCCGTGCTTTCATGGGCGGGGTGGAATTCTATTGGACGGCTGCGGCCGGCATGGTCGACGCCGCGCGCGTGGACCGCGCGGACACCGCGCGCCTCACGCGCGACGGAACTGCCCGAAAAACCAGGGACACGGCTGAGGGCGTCGGAACGCTCAGCGACCTGTCGCATTATCAATATCGAATCAAGGTTGGGTCGGGCACCTGGGGCGCTTGGCAGCGGACCATGACCAATGTGGTCAGTTTTATTATTTCGCAAGAGCAAAAAGAGTTGTACGGGGCCGACGCCACGATCTATTTCGAAGTGGTGTGCGTCGACGTCTTCAACCAGGAATCCGGCGCGACCGCCATTGACCGGGCCGTCGGCAGCCTGAACATCGCCGCAACCGACATCGCTGATTTTGCCGTCAACGCGAGCAAGCTTTTCACCAGGATCCCCATCCCCGAGGGGCTCGCGCTCTCCAACAACTCGCCCTCGACCGGATATATCTCCTGGTCATCGTTCATCATCTACTACAACGGCGCCGGCTACACGATCCCGGGCGGAAGCACCGCTAACCGGTTCGTGTACTGGAAGGACCTGGGCTCGACGCTCTCCTCGATGGACGCGCACCCGCCGAGCGCGCTTTCCGACTGGAGGCCCCAGGAGGACTTTATCATCGCGGTCAACATTGGCGGGGTGGCCCAGGAGGCCTGGAACGCGATCGCCAACCAGGTGATCGGCTCGGCCTACATCATGACGGCCGCGATCAACGACCTGCACGTCTCGGACATCTCCGGGGTCAAGATCTCGGCCACGACGCAGATAGCGATCGGCTCTCGCACATTCGGCGCCGCCGGCATCCAACTCGAATACAACGCCGGCAGCCCGAGATTTTACGCCGGCAACGGTGCGCTTGACTACGTCTTGTTCAACGGATCGCAGATGGAGCTGTCAACGTCGAAAGCCAACGCGCTGGTGCTGCGCAACGGCGGGGGCATGCTCATCGAATCCGGCGGAGATTTGACGGTCTCGGGCGGCGGCAGCATCACCGTAAACTCCGGTGGAAATTTACATATCGCCGGCGGCGGTGGAATCACAGTGAATTACGGGGGCGACATCGGGCTCTACTCCGCCGCGGGCAACCCGAGCAGGCTTAACTTCTACGATCCGAACGCTCTGCGGGCCGTCGAGCTCCTGTCGGCCGCTGCGCTCTATTTCAACGTGCGCCCGTCGGCAAACCAAACGAAGAGCATTTTTATCGGGGAGTCGAGTTACCTGTGGCGGCGAATCTATCTCAACTCCTATTACTCCGTCTATGCCGGCGCCGAATACAACTCGAACATCGTCGGTCTGCTCGTCAGCGCCGAGACCTCGACGCCGACGATGTCAATCTCACTGACGCACAGCTCGGCGGGCTGGCGGGCATTTTATTTCTCGGTCGTCAGCATCTCGGGGTCCTACGTCGGCGCGCTGACGAACCACGCGCACAAGGCGAACGACTTGGGGTCCGATTCGCTCGCGATGCGAAATGTCTGGTCGGACGAGTTCCAGAATGTTGCCGATCTCTACCACCTGGACGATAGGGACGACCTGGCAGAGATCGCAAAGATCAAGAGCAGCGGAGTAATCCATCCGCAGACCGGTCTTGAAATAATCGACGACGACACGGTCCCGGAGTGGATGCTCACCAAGGGCACGGACCAGCGACGCGCGCTCACCGAGGACGGCAAGCCATACATTTCCAGCAGGGTGCTGCTGAGCCTGCTAATGGGCGCCTGCCGCCAGCTCGACGCCAAGATCGCCACGCTTTCGAAGGAAAAGGGGGCCGCGTGAGACGCTGGGCGCTCATTGCGATAGCGATCGCCTGCCTGGGCTGCCAGGGCTGGACCCGGGCGGACACCTACCGCCAGGCCGCGGCTACGGCTCTGCTTGCCGCGGACTGGATGCAGACCCGGGAGATCGCAGCGCAGCCGGAGAGATTCCACGAGCGCAACCCGATTCTCGGAAGCCACCCGGCGCCGGGGGAAGTCGACGCCTACTTCGCCGCCAGCGCGGCGGCAAGCTGGGCCGTGGCGGCGGTGCTGCCGCGCGGGTTCTGGCGCGAGGCGTTTCAGTACGGGCTCATCGGCATCGAGCTGGGCGTGGTGGCGCACAATCAACTGATCGGCATCAGGGTCGGTTTTTAAAAGGAGAATTCGTCATGCAGATAAACCTGGAACAGGAAATGCTCAATTTCAACAAAATCCCGTTTGTCGACCAGGACGGCGAGGCGCTCACTCTGCGAAGCGTCCTGACGGAGCACGTCGGCATGTACCGCGCCGAAAGCGGATCGCAGGCGGTAAAGCTGTGGTCGCTCGGCAGCCGGATCTCCGAGGCGCTGGGTGCGATCGAAGTCGACGCGGCCGACGTCGCGCTACTCAAAACGGCGCTTGACCGGCCCGTCATGGCGGCGGTCGTCGTGGCCCAGGCCATCAATGCGCTCGCCGGGCCCGAAACGGAAATCGTCGAGGACGACACCAGAATCCGCCGCACGCGGGCGTAAAGGAGAAACCCATGAAAAACAGGATCCTGATTTTGCTAACCCTGGCACTGCTGCTCGCGTCACCGATCGGCGTGCCGGCACAGTACATCGGCTCGATCCCGATCGAGGACACGAGCCCCACCGGCGACGACCTGATCGAGACCGAGAACAGCCCGGCCTCGTCTCCCAACAGCCGCAAGGTGCAGCTGCAGAACGCCATTCAGAAGGCGCACGGGCTCACGGGGCTGGGGTTTGTGCAGATAACCAGCGGCGGGATCCTTGCGGTCGTGAAGGCCAACCTGTCGGCCACCGCGGCACCGACGGCCAACGAGGACACCGGCGACGGTTACGCGATCGGCAGCCTCTGGATCGACACCACCAACGACGCGGTCTACCAGTGCGTCGACGCCACGCTGGGCGCGGCGGTATGGAGGGACTTGTCGGCCGCCGGCGGCGGGGCCGGGACGATCGGCGGCACCACCGGCAACGTGGACAACATTCTGCTGCGCGCGGACGGCACCGGCGGTGCGACGATCCAGGGCTCGACCGTGGCCGTCGACGACTCCGGCAACATCACGGGCGCCGGGTCCATCAGCCAGAACAAAGTCTCCGGCCAGGCCGGGGACCTCGGTTTGTATGAGGCCAACTCGACCGACCTTGACGCCGCCGGCTGGAGGGGTCCCGCATCCCTCACCACCGACACGAGCTACCGGGGGCAATTCCCGAGCGCCCGGCCGACGGTTCCGGGGTCGGTCATGGTTTGGGACTCGACCGCATCGACCGGATCCGGTGCCCCGGCAACTCCCTACGTGCAGCCCGTGTCCTTCGAGCCGGCCGGGATCATCAAGGTGATCTCGAAATCGGCGAGCTACACACTCGGGACAGACAGCGCCCGCGAACCCTATGGATACCTGACACTGGTTACATCCGCGGCGACCGTCACCCTGCCGGCCGCCGCGCTCGGCATGAGCGGCTGCGTCTTTTCGACCGGAGCAAACGCGGTGTCGATTGATGTCAATGCGAGCGACCATTGGGTGCTGAACGGCACGGCGCTGTCCAACGGCGACAAGATCACGTCCGCGTCCGGAGCCGGAAACTTCGCCTGCTTCGTCTGCGGCGCGGCGAACACCTGGTACACGCTCGGATTGAGCGGCACCTGGACCGACGGAAATTAAAGATATGAAAAAGCAAATTTGTCTACTGACGGTATTGTTCCAGCTTCTTTACGTCGTCGGCTTCGCGGCCGTCGTCATGATGGGGGGCGCGGGATCGTCGGGAAGCGGCGGGGGCGGCGGATCGACCTTTTTGTCCGACTCGTTTACCGAAGCGTCCAGCACGCCGCTGGAAAATCATACGCCTGAAACCGGTGGTACTTGGGGCGGTGATGCTACCTATTTAGTGGTTGAGAGCAACGGCACCCTGCAGGTTGAAGACAACAATGCGAGATACGTCGCATTCAACTCCGCCGCACCGGCGGGGAACACCTACTCCGTCTCGGTCACGGGGACCTGTGGGGGCGGTACGGCTTCAACTGATGAGTTTGGGGCTATCGGACGCTGGGACAACTCCTCTGGCATCGACGGGTATCAGTGCAAGCTCAAGGGTAACGGTTATCTCGTGCTGCGTGCATACGAAAGCGGCACGCTGGTCGATTTGAACGGGGCCTCCGGCAAGGACATCACATCCTGGTTCTCGGCCTCTGCCGAATATACCACAAAGCTGATTATGGCTGGAGACTCCTACGGCGATATCTCCTGCGAGGTGTACGAGGGCGCGACGCTGAAGGACTCCGACACGGCCGTGAGCCATACGGTAGAGACACGCACCGGAAAGGCCGGCGTGCACATCTACCAGGGCAACGCCAGCATCACCAGCATCGAGGCGGTGGACCAATGAAAATGAAAATGAAAATATTGATAGCCGCCGCCTGCATTCTGGCCGCGAGCGGCGCGCATGCCTTCACCCGCTACGGCACATTCGAATCCGGCGTGAGCGGGACGAACGGATTCTCGTGGCCAGGGAGCACCGTGACCCAGAGCTCCGAGCAGGTCCGGGAGGGTTCGTACTCGGCAAAGTTCACGTTCCCTCAGGGGGACAACGGAGACTATTTTACATTTACCGGCGGATACACCCTCAGCCAATACATCACGCAGGGCGGCGAGCTGTGGGTGCGCGCCTATTACTATTTCCCGTCCGGGTTCGACTTTTCTTCCGCCTCCGAGGGCTACCATAAAAAGATCCTGCGTTTCCGCGACAATGACGGCGGCGCCCACTGCAAGGATATCCTGGCCTTCTGTGACTCATCGCCCTACTCATGGGACAACTGCAACGGAACCGGCAACGGCGAGATTACGGCCTCGATCGAAGAGATCGACTGGGTCATGGATCAGACCGGCCAGTTCTTCAGCGAGCGCGGGACCTGGGTGTGCTACGAGCAGTACGTCAAGGCGGACAGCGGCGGTAACGGGATCCATCGCATCTGGAAAAACGGGGTCCTGATCTACTCGCGCAGCGGCGTCACCACGATCGCCTCCGGCGGTTCGATCAAGGAAGTCCTGGTGTTTTCGGCCTGGAACGGCGGCAGCCCGCAGAACCAGTCCGCCTATGTCGACTCGATCGTCATCACCAACGAAACCCCCTCGGCCACCGACGCCTCCGGAAACCGCATGATCGGCCCGATCGGATGGTCGGGCGGCGGATCGGACACCACGCCCCCGACGGTCACGATCACGGGTCCGACATCGGCGGCGGCATACACGACCGCCACCTCTCCGATCACCGTCTCGGGCGGCGGATCGGACAACGTGGGCGTGACCTCCGTCACCTGGTCATGCACGACCTGCACGCCGTCCTCCGGTACCGCCTCCGGAACGACCTCCTGGTCGATCTCCGGGATCGCGCTGACCGAGAGCGAAACGGTCCCAAACCCGGTCGTCGTCACGGCGCACGACTCGGCCGGCAACACTTCCACCGACACGATCAGCATCACCTACGACTCGACCCCGTGGTCCGACACCACCGCGCCCACGATTGCGATCACCTCACCGACCGCACTCGCGCACTACGAGTCCGCCGGCGGGACCGTCTCCATCGCCGGAACGGCCGCGGACGACATCGGCGTGGCCGCCGTGACATGGGCCTGCCCGAGCTGCACGCCGTCGTCGGGCACCGCCTCCGGAACAGCGTCGTGGTCGGTTGCCAACCTCGTGATCGCGCCGTCATCGCTCGGCCCGGAGCTGATTGCCAACCCGACATTCGACTCGGCCACGACCGGATGGGCACCCTACAACTCGATTCTGACCCAAGGGACCAACGCCGGTCGCGCGCAAACGCTTTCGGTCGCCGACAACGGTTTGTGGTCCGAGGCCTACCAGATCGTCACGGGCCTTGAAACCAACGCATATTATCGGGCATCGGCGCTGGTCTACGTTTCGGACATGACCGATTCGGACGGGTCGATTTTCATCGATTTCGCCGCCGCCCGCACGAACACGATCGGCGACGCCCGCGCCCAGGACCAGGCGCTCGCGGGGCAGTGGGTCACCATTTCGACGGTGTTCCAGCTGACGACCGGGACCACCGTCAACCTGCGACTGTACGGAGCCAACGCGAGCCCAGCCTATTTCGACGACGTTTCCCTGAGAAAAATAACCGGCGTGAACAGTTTTACGGCCACGGCAAGCGACGCCGCCAGCAACAGCGCGGCGGACACCCTGTACTTGATCTACCTGGTGGGCGGCGGCGTGCCGGCCACGGGCGCAAATATCTCCGGCCTGAAATTCTCGGGCGCCGTGTCAAAATGAAAGGAGCGTGCAATATGAAGCTGCGAATCATCATCCTGGCGATCCTGGCCCTGGCCGTCGGCATTACCGATCACCGCCCGGCCCTGGCCGCCGGCTCGTGCACGGGGGTCATCGAGGCGCGGGGCGACTACCGGGACATCGTGTGGACCTGGCAAAGCGATGCTTCCGGCAACGTCTCCGGAGTGGGGGCGGTCATCGTCTACGGAATCGTGGACAGCCTCTTTTTCGACTCCGACAACGACGCCACGCCCACCAATCTATATGATGTCCAGCTGCGGACGGACTCCGGCGAGAACGTCATCGCCGCCGGCGGCATCAACTACGGGGCTGACATCCCGGTCGCGAAATCCGATCCCGGCCGCCGCCGCCAACCGCTGAATTCGGACGGAGACTACATCCGCCTTTTTGGCGAATCGATCTCCCCCTACATCACCGGCGCGGGAGCAAATAAAAAAGGCGTCATCAAAATGAGGGTCTGGTAGGAGGCGATATGAGACCGAAAAATTTTTTCATCGGGTTTTTCGTAGCCGCGGCGTGCTTGGCAATTTCGGGCCTCGCTTTCGGAGGGCCACCACCCAAGAGCTCGTTTAAGCATTTGCGGACGCAGCGGATCACCACCGGGGTCGGGGTTATAGGCGCTCCCGGGACGATGGGGTTCGGGGTTAGCAAAAGCCCAGTTGTCCCGCCAGGTTTCACCGCCCTCTCCGGCCACGACGACCCATACTCGCCCAACTACGGAAACTATCAGTATGCCGACGGGTCGGTGATGGTTTGGGTTCCGAAATTTTATTACCTCGTGCACAACGGCGACGTGTTGCCGGTCAACACGATCGAGATCCGGGGCACGGATTATTTCGCCACGACGGCCGCCGCGAACGCAGCGGGCTACGCGCTGCACCGGGCGTTCATCGATGGCGGCGTTGAAAAGGCGGGGTTTTTCTTTGACAAATACAAGGCCTCGAAGGCCGCCTCCGGCACCGGCTGGATCGCCTCGTCGATTGCAAACGGCAACCCGATCTCGACCTCCTCCGCACACAACCCGATCGCCGATCTGACCGCATCCGGCGGGACGAACGCCTACTATCGCGCAATCGACGCAGCCCACGCCAGGGACGGAGTGAACGGGGCGGTCAATGCCAACAGTATTTTCCACGTCGGCAGCCGCTTCCAGTACGCGGCCCTTGCCACGCTCTCGCTCGTTTCTCCGGTTTTGTCGAAGGATGAGGAAATAAAGGAGCTTTGCACCATCGACGGAGTGACCTATGTGGCGGCGACTGAAACGGTGGTTTTCGCCAAACAGCCGGCCGCGATCAAGTTCACGCCGGTTGACGGCGCGGCACTGAAAGAACAGCTTGTTCCGGTTCTGGCCAAGATCGATCAGGCGCTGCCGCAGACGGCCACCATCAACGCCCAGGTGGTCGCCAAAATCCGCGAGCGCTACTCGGTTGACGATGAGATCAAGATGCTGCGGATCGCGCCGGCGCCAGAGGCCGCGGCCTGGAACGATTACGTCGAGCAGTGCCTGGAGTGGGGCAGGCGGGAGAAGGCGAAGCTTGGGTTGACAAAGACCGCGGTAGCGCCGGTGTCCGAGGCGATGAAAATTTAAAAATAGGAGAAAACAGAAGAAAAACCTCGATAAACTACAAAGCAAATAGCGTGCCACGCAAAACATAGCCCTGCCCGAGTTTTCCCACCCATCTCGGACAGGTTTCGTGTTCCCAAAATCCGTCCCCTTGCTTCAACTCAATTAGTGTGTCAAAAAAACTCAAATAGTGTGTCAATTTACACTGAACCGATGCCGGGTGGAGCGGCGGGCGCCCCGCTCCGCCTGTGCGGGAGATGCGGGGGTTCGGCATATTTATTTCAGTCGCCGGATCAATAATATGCTATGTTTCGTTGACTCACGCACAGATGACGCGGGGTGCGGGTTGCGCCTGACCCCGAACCGGGGCCGGTGCATTCAATTTCTCGAAACACTAATGCCGTGTGGGTCGCTGCGTATGAATCCCGCTTCTTCACAACCAACCGCGGAGGATAAGGCCCAGCGGTGGTCGGCGCTGCTGGTCGCTTCGCTGAGCTCCTTTCTGACCCCCTTCATGCTCTCTTCCGTCAACATCGCCCTGCCGGCCGTGGGGGCCCACTTCCAGGCGGATGCCGTCATGCTGAGCTGGGTGGCGACCTCCTACCTCGTCGCGGCCGCCGTGGCGCTGGTGCCGGTCGGCAAGCTGGCCGACATTCACGGCCGCAAGAAGGTGTTCATGGCCGGCACGCTGCTCTTCACGCTGGCCTCCCTGCTTTCGGGCCTGGCCTGGTCGATGGCGGCCCTGATCGTCTTCCGGGTGATCCAGGGGGTCGGCATCGCCATGATCTTCGCCACGGGGATCGCGATCGTGACATCGGTCTTCCCCCTGGAGGAGCGCGGCCGGGTGCTGGGCATCACGGTGGCAGCGGTCTATTCCGGCCTGAGCTGCGGGCCCCTGGTCGGCGGATGGCTGACCCAGACCTTTTCCTGGCGCAGCGTGTTCCTGGTTCCGGCTCCCTTT